CAAATTTAAATTGATCGGATAATTTTTTTAAACCGCAATCTTTACATCTTTGACCTTTTTTAAAGTTAGAAAAAGTGGTCTTAGCATGCTTCCCACATTGACAAATATATTCTAAAACATCATTAGCACCAGTGTAAATAGATAAAAGCTTACATCCATGTTCTTCGAAATATTTAGCAACATATTCTTGATCATACTTTTCCAATCCGCTACAAATTTTGCAACCATTTTTCCTAGTTTTAAATTTCCCAAAGATCGTTTCTCTTAAATTTCCACATTTACAAATGTATTTTAGTTTAGTTTTAGAATTTTTATATTCATCTAATAAAATACAACCTTTGCTTCTAAAAAAATTATCAACATATTCATGTGTGAATTTAATATTATTTTTCCCCATATACCAACTCCGTTCTATTTTTTTATATTAGTGGTCGATTATATATTTGATGATGTTCCACGGAATTACCTGTCCCCAAGCTTCTTCCGTACAAGCCAACTTTTCACCAGTAACTTACGCTACTGGGCGGCAAAATATCCAAAATTTACCGGTCGCCGTGGCGTCACCAAGGTACGCGAACACGTCCGATGCTCGTTCAATATCTACACCCATCGAGTTAACAGTCGCCGTTAAAATTTCAGCCGCATCTTTAAATTCCAAGCTACTAATCTTCGCATATTGCGTGGTAATTTGAAGACGTTTCATTACTTCATCTTGAGTTAAACCTTGCCGATAAAATTCTACTGACGCTTCGGCAATTTCTCGTGTAGTAACACTCATTTCTTTGGCAAGATTATTATATTCTTCAGCTAGACCACGGACTTCTTCTTGATTCTTTCCTAAAACAATCGCTATTTCATTGAGTTTCGAATCCAGTTCAGTTGTATATTGCAATCCATATTGAAAGAACCGCATAGTCTGCATGATTACTGTACCAGAAAATAACCACACAGGGAATTTTATAAATGCAGTCCTTATTGCTTCACTAAATCCTAAAATATAAGATGTTGCTGTACTCGCATTTGCCTTAATTTGTTTTAGTTCATAGTTAAAATCTTGAAATGCGCGTTTGTATTCCGGTGTAAATGCTATTGATTGCAACCTATTTTCAAGTTCATTCAACCCTTTTGTTACATTTGGATCGGCTCCAAATCTTCTACGCAAATCAGCAATTTCTAGTTCAGCTTTTTTTCTTTTATTCAGAAAATCTTCATAATGTCTTGTTTCACGCTGTTCTCTATCATGTAGAGCCTTTAGCCACCATCGTTCGTATTCTTGCTCTTGTTTTAAGCGTCTTTGATATTGCCTCTCTAGCGCCTGTTGTTCTTTGAGATCGCGATCACGTAAAGCTTTTTGCCACCATTGTTCATACTGTTGTACTTCTTTTGCCCGCTGTTCTAACTCTCTTAATTGTGCATTAACCCTTGAAAAATCAGCTTTACTAGACCGTTCATTAAGTTTTGCAAAGCTATTTGCCAAATCTGCAACTTTTTCATTTGTAGAACCAAATACTTTTTCAATTTGTGTAAAGCGGTTTGTAAAATCGCGTACAAAATTTTCGTATTTCTTTTTTGCTTCGTTTAATTTTCCTTGATCTAAAACTTCTTCGATTCTAGTTGTAATTATCGATCCGTCTTCTTGAGGACGATATGTTGTAGTAGTGTATTTAAATTGATCTCCTCTGGTTTCTCTTATCTCACTTACTTTTCCAGAACCAGAGCGTATTGTTGTTTTTCTACTTAATTCATCTATATTTTTTGATAATTCTTGTACAGATTTAGCTTCTTTTTGTAGTTGCTTTTCATGTTCTCTTGAGGCTTGTGTAGCTTGTTCTGTTAATTGACTTAATTTCTTAAAATTCTCATTTCCGATTTGATTAATTGAACGTAAAGAATCCTCAATTGATTTTAATGTTTCATTATCAATATTGATTTTTATATTTAATTTATTTATTTTTTCTTCTATTCGTTTGATTGCTGCATTAATATCACCAGTTTCTTTATCTTCATCGATAAAGAAACTCAGTATAATACCTAAATCTTTATCATTTTCGTTCGCCACAATCCATCACCCCTTTTTCCAGAAAATAAAAAGGAGTGGTGGAACATAGCCAACTCACTCCTTCTCATTTGCATTTTCAATGATTTCTTTGTCTTCCTGATAAATATTTTCAAAAATGTCATAAAGGCGATCATAAATTAGAGCCTTTTCACCTTTATATTTATTTGGACAATTCATAATTGCTTCTTGTAATGTTAGAAGCATTTTTTTATTTTCTTCATCTTCTGCAATAAATACTTCTTCGTTTACGAGATCTTCATATTCTTGTTTAAATTTTTCTTCGTCAATAACATCATAAACATTTCGGCCATCAATTTTTTTAGTCTTTGGATTACCTAATTCATCAAGGCGACAATGTTCTTTAAGTAATTGCCAATGATATTGCTTAAATTCTTTATATTTTTCTTCGAGAATTCTAAGGAATTTCATTCGCATACGATTTTTTCTACCTTCTAATTCAAGCTCATTAAGCAGAAAATCGGAAATAGTCATTATCTCGCCGTTAAAAAATTTCATTGAATTCTCCCCTTAAAATCTCTATTTTATTGTTTTGATAAGTAATTTTTTAGTTTCTCAAGTTCTTTCCATTCTCGATCTTTCGCACTTAAATCGTTATAAATTTTGTACATTTCACTTGAAGTCCAGCCCATTATTTCGATTATAAAGTCTGAACTTAAACCTAGTCTGGTAAGATGCGTCACAATATAATGCCGTAAACAGTGAGGGTAAAAAGGCACTCCCAAAAACTTTTCCCATTTCTCCATCCATCCTCTAACCGTATCAACCGTAGCTGGCTTGCCATCTCTCCGAATAAAAATATAATCATGTTCTTCGCCATGTTCTTTCATTATTTTCTCTCTTTCAGGTAACCATGCTTTGTAATACGGTAAGAAGACATCTTTAATGATATATTTTGTTAGTAGCTTTCCGGCTTTTGTTCGACCTTTTGTCTTGATCGGTTTCAATGTCTCTAAGAACATATCGTCAAATGCTGTATGATTTTCATTGATAATCGAAGTTGTAAACCTAAGCAATTCAGATACTCGTGCGCCACTACCAATAGCTAAAGCTAGTAAACAAGCCTCTTGTGGTCGATTTATTTCATTACTTAAATATTCCAACAATCCATTAACTTGTTGTTCGGAAAGAACCGTCTTTTCTCTAATAGGGTTCTTTGGCATACTTTCAATCGTCTTTAATATTATATTTCTGAAGTTTGGATATTCTTCATCGTAATAGGTTTCAATAAAATTGGAAAAGGCGCTCAAACATGATTTCATACGTCCGAAGCGTGCCGATCCCCACTTGAGTTCTTCAACACAGTAAGCAAAGAATTCGGCAAATTCCAATTTCTTTATATTAACAAAGAATTTATTTTCGTTATTTAACAAATTCCATGTGAAGAAAATATTCAAATCACTCTTATATGCTTCAATAGTTCCATCGGAACATCGGGTATTCTTTTCTCTTAAAAATCTTTGTATTAGTTGCTTATTTTTTGGATTTATTTGTTCTTCCAACTCAGGCGAGGTAATAACTTTACGATATGTCTTTCTTCCCACTGTATCACCACCTAACTTATTTAATTGATATTCCCCTCTTCTTCATTCCTTCTTTAAATGCTTTTATATGATCATTATTTCTTTTTAATCGAACTTTTGTTCCAGAGTAAAAATCGCGTGGAAATGGTTGTAGTCTGTAAATCTTAGAACCTGTCCATCGATATCCGACACCGCTAACAATAATTCTGTCGATTGGTTCATCATCGTATGACGGATATTTACTGTTTCCTATTGTTAAGTTTCTGATGATAATCGTGTTATCACCTATTTTTTTTACAACCATATTTGACGTGTCTGCAAGACCACCATCTAACCCACGTCTTTCATAAGGAACAAAAGCATCGGATTCATATGCTGTATATGTTTCTTCAATAATTGTGTCACTCATATTTTGTTTTACAACTTCAGAAACTTCGTTCTGTAATGTATCAAGAGCTTGTTTTTTTACATGAGAAAGCAAACTTTGTAAATCTCTAAACTTAGGCATCAGTCTCGACCTTATTTATTTCAGAATTAAGAAACGTTTCCCCAATACGATTTTCAATAATTTTTGTATTCTCATTTACTTTTTGAATTGCTTCGTCAATTTTCTTAAGTTCTTCTTGAGGTAACGCATTTAGTAAATCTTCAAGAACCCCTAAATCAATAAGTTTTTCGCAAAGCACGATCATCTTATCAACATCTAAAGGTATGATTTTTTCGAGGCTTGTGAAATGCTTTAAAAGTAGCATATAAAACACGAAGGTAATATCTCTACCGATATCGCTATAATCATTTCGATTTTGCAATTGGTTCATAATATCTTGATAATTATTGATTAATTTTTGAATACTGGTTGGTTTAAAATTTTCATATACATCACAGTAACTACCATCACTAAAATGCACTCGCTTCATTTTATTAAATTTATCGTTGTGCAGTTTATTAATATTTGAAATTGACAAGTGTTTCATGCAAACACTCCCTAATAATTAATAATTATTAATACAGAAAAAAATACGGCGCACCTAATCAATTAAGTGCGCCGTATCAGAAAGATTATTCATCTTCGTAAATGCTCATTGTATAGAGTGTATCTACACCATTAACTTTAACAGGGAATACGTCGAATACAAGAGATAGTGTACTTGGATCTCCTGTTGGAGCGAAACTAATTGTAAAGTCGGATCGCAGTCTTGCTTTGTAATACTTAACTTGCATCGCTACGTCCACGCCTGCCACTTCATCAGCATACAGTGTGTCGCCAACCATAAATACATATGGCGGAACGCCACGCGCTGTAAAGTTTAGTGTATGTGCACTAGTAGCTGTCCATTGATAAAACACCTGTACTTCATCGCCTGCGTTTACTGTGGCATCAATGCCTAAAGTAACTTCGTTGCCAGTGACATTTAGCACAGGTTGATCATCAACGAGGATACCATTTTTATATGAATATACAGATACATCGCCAATAGGAGTTTTAGATAAGGTAACTACCTTCGCGCCACTATCATCTTGCACAGTTAAACCTTCTACCTTAAAGATGTCTTCATTTTTCTTTGCGATATTTTCCCCTGCAAGCAATGCAAGATGTTGCATGGTAAAAATTTGTGTTTCTATTGTAATGGTTGTTTCTTTGTCACCGTGCCATGAGATACGACGAGGGTTACCCCTACCGCCTCTCGCATATACTACTTCAGCCGTGTTTTCCATTTGAACAGAAGTTGCATAGTCAAAAACCAGATAGGGTTTTTTGGTTGAATAATTAAAGATCTGCAAGTCCATTATCTCTCTAGAACCATAACGACCTAAATCAAGTGCCATTTATAATCCATCCTCCTAGAAATAAAATAAAAATCCCCCTTATTAGAGGATTTAAAGCGACTGTTATAATTTACCACTTATCATCCAATCAGGAAGTTCAACGCCCTCCTTTAAGTGGCCGTTTGCCCAAACCTTTAGATATCTCATATGATTTTCTTTTAAATTCAATCTTTCAAAATGCTCAAAAATTTGATAAATAGTGAGTTTACCTACATTGAAAATATTAATACCGTTCCCATCGGCATTGCACA